ATCCTCGGTGCGCTCGTCCCGCAGCACCAGCCGCCAGTCGTCATCGTAGCCGAAGGCGGTCTTCTTGCGAGAGGTCGTCGGCTCGTCGGTGTGGAGATCGCGCTCCTCCAATCCCTCGCTCTTCAGCACCACGCGGCCCAGCCAGCGGGTGGCGCTTAAGCCCGGGATCACAGGGACCATCACATCCTCGAAGGTCAGGTCTTCGGTCTCCCTGGTGATGATGACGAACTCATCGTTCGCCTGCACGATGCCGGTCTCGACCACGCGGTGGGTCGGCGAGTCCTCCACGATCCGCACGCTCGCCTGCGGCTCCCCATCGCCGGTCTCACCCGCCCCTGCCTGCGACTGCTTCGTCCCGTGCTCATAGATGGTGACATAGACGTAGGTCGCGCCGAGGACCTTGATCGCGCCGACCGCGGGCTGCCGCGCCCGCCGGATACTGCTGACCTGGCCCAGGGAGCAGTCAACGGCGCCGGCGTTCTGACCGTTGCCGCGCCGCCGCACCACCAGGTTCTCGCCGTCCACCCAGGCGTCGGCGTAGTGGCGGCGGCTGGCCCGTAGCGGCTCCAGTAGCCGCGAGATCGCCTGGCTCGCGGACTCCTCCGGATGCAGCGCGAACGAGGTGAACGTGTAATTCGGCGCATCCCAGATCAGGCCGAGTCCGACGCGCGCCGCGATGCTCTTCGCCAGGCTGCGCACCGAGGGGTAGGTATACTCCTTCGGTTCGTCCTCCGGCCAGGTCCCGAAGCCATAAGTCTCCTGCGCCCGCTCCTCGACCAGCAACGCCGCCTTGTCCCGCCCGTGAATGCGCGCCCGCCAGGAGGATTCGGTCGGCTCCAGCGCGCACTCGTCCACCCGGAAGATCCCGTAGTCGACTAGCCCGGATCCGTTCAGCCCCAGGCGCACGCGGATCAGGTCGCCCTGGTCGAGGATGCGCCAGGCCTGCGCGACAGGCGTGGCCGGTGCAGCGGAATCCTCCTCGACCAGCGACAGGTCGAGCGAATCCGCCAGGCTCCCCAGGCTGGAATCGATCTCACAGGTTGTCGGCTTGACTATGATCGCCATTCATGCGCTCCGGCGCACTGCCTTACAGGAACGTCACCTCCGCCGCGGGCGCCAGCACTTTCGCTTGGGCTGCGGCCTCAAACTCCTGGTTCACCACGTGGGCGAGCAGAAGCACGCTGTCTGCGACCTTCGGAGTCACGTCGACCTCCAGCAGCACCGCATCGGTCACCCGGTCGTGGAACACCTGCACGTCCAGGCGCACGCGGTCAGTCACCTTCGGGATGACTGTGACGACGAGCTCGAGCTGGTCGGTGAGCCCAGCCATCACGCCTCCTCGAACTGCGTGTAGGCCCGTCTAGGGTTGCCCACCTGACTGGTGCCGCCCGACACGTTGTAGCGCGTCCAGCAGGCGGCCCAATCGCCTACCGCCATGTCCCCGATAGTGATGTTGGCCGTGCCCCAACTCCCGGCGCTGCCGGATGTGTTGAGGGTCGGCACATTCGCACCCAGGGTCGCATCAGGGATCTGGTCCAAGTACTCGGTCGTGCCGTTGTCGGCGATCTCTGCCACCAGTTTGAGCTGCGACCCGCCCACCGCGGTGCGGTAGATGCGCCGCGCCGTCACTCCGCTGGGGCCGGTCGGAATACTGGTCAGGTTCACCCGCTCATTGCCCTCGGTGGTGGCGATCTCCGCCAGCGTCCCTCCGGTCGTCTCGCCGTTGGCGGTGACGAGGGTCACCCGGTAGTCGTAATCGCCCACCTCCAGCTCCGAGCCGGCCTGCAATTCCAGGCTGGGCGCGCCGGGCGCGCTCGCCGGGCTGTCGGGGGCGATCTGTAGGAAGTCTAAACCATCATTCGCGCCCGCCTGTACGCGGCGGAGGCGGCAGCTCTCCAGGATCTCGGAGGCGGTAGACGTGTTCTTCCACCAGATGCGCCGCGCCGTGGTCGCCGCGCCGTCCAACACGCTGCCCTCGTCATAGGAGGCCTGGGCGGGGGTTATGCCGTCGCTCTCGTATTTCGTGACTTGCTTAGCCATGTGACTCTCCGTAGGCCCGCACGAACGCCCGGGCCAAGTCCTCGACCATCTCCTCCGTGGCCCCCTCCAGCGCCACGCCGCCCATGCCCTGGGGGTCACCGGCGGATTCGATTAGTTGCTTCGCGTTGACGTAGATCCGAGCCACCAGCACATGGCAGACTTCGTGACAGGCCACCATGTCTGTGGGCTCGAGACTGGGTCTGAAGCGGAAGGTCGCCTCGCGGTAGCGGAAGCGATGTGTTACCCCCGCGTCGCTGGCGCACTCGTCGTCCGGGATGAACCTCAGTGTCCAGTCGGGATCGGGCAGCAGCCGCTCGAACCACTTGCGGAACAGGGCCTCCCACTCTTCCCGATGATCGGCCATCACAACACCTCGATCACGTCGAAAGTCATCTCCACCTGGTAGGCATCGTGCCCGCGAATGCGCTCCGCCACCAGTGAGCGGAAGAACACGAGATAGCCGTTGTCCTCGAAGTCAGCCCACTTCCAAACCTCGCCAATGACCGCAAACTTCTCCTGGAAGTCCTCCAGCGTCGCCGCCTCCATCCAATCCGTGCGCAGGCGAATCTCCCGGTCGGCTGTCTGCGCGCCGAAGTCCTGATGCACCCGGCTCCCGCCCATCGTCGGGTGCGAACTCGACCGGCGCGGATTGGAGATCGCGTACTCGACCGGATTCACATCCAGATATGTCGGGTCGGTTTCCTCTTCTTCGACGTAGTCTAGGTAGCACAGAGCCATGTCAGTTTCTCGGATGCTGCTGCTCACGCTCCAGCCGTAGCCCCAGCCCCTCCTCGATTACGTCCAGAAGCTTCTCGGTGTCCAGCCTCGGCCCGGCCGTCTGCATCCGGCCGTTGATCGTGATGTTGACGCTGCCGACGCGCGGCCCGCCGACAGCAGCCACCGCCAGAGGTCTCGCCTGTAGTGCCGCGCCGGCTGCTCGGCGCAGTGCGTCGGCGCTATCCGCCATGCCCTTGAAAATGTCCGCCAGCGCCTTGGTAGCCCTCTCGATATAGCCGCCCAGCTCCTTCTGCTCCACGCTCAGCATCGCCATCGTCTGCTCGTGCTGGATCCGGCGCGCCTCGAACGCGGCCTTGTCGGCATCCGCGGCAGCTTCCTCGGCGGCGGTCGCGGCATCCCGTGCCTCGGTCAGGCGCTCGAGGGCCTCCTCCTGTGAGATCAATCCCTCTTCCCATGCCCCGATCGTGGCCTGCCGCATCCTCTCTGCCCAAGCGGACATCTGCTCCGGCCCCAGGTCCTCTGCGGGCCTAGCAGCGGCCAGATCGCTCAGATACTGCCGCTCGATTTCCCCGAGCGCACGCTCCGTGTCTGCGCCGCGCACCTTGAGCATGTCCAGGGCATAGCGGCGCGTCAGGTCGAGCAGAGACATCTCATGCTCATACAGACTGGCGCGGGCCGCCCGTTCCTGCTCAGTCCACTGCAGCCGCTCCTGGTGCAGCTTCTCCTGGACGGTGTGCAGGCGCTCCTCCAGGCGCTCTTGCTCCTGGAGGGCGGTGCGCTGCATCTCCAACTGCATCTGCTCGACCCGCTCGATCGGGCCCAGCCCCGCCGCCTCCCGCGCCGCGTTGAACCGTTTCGCGGCCTCCCCCATCCGCGCCAGTTGCTCGATGTATTCGGCGGTGGTGATCAGGTTGGCGTCCCGGAGGCGGCCAGCCATCTCGATCCATGCGCCGAGCTGGTCCTGGACCGCCTGCCCCTCCACTTGCGCCCGCGCCGCGGTCTCCTCCCGGCTGATCTTCGTGAGTTCGGCCTGGAGCTTGAGGAAGGCGGCGAGCTTCTGATCATTGGTCAGGTCGGCCGCCTTTGTCTCCTCCTCGTAGGTAGCGGCTGCCCTGCGCAGCGTCGCCTCATAGCTGTCGCCTCGCGCCTCCGCCACATCGGCCCAGAGGGCCTTGACTTCGGCAGCCGCCTTGGACTCGGCATGTTGCGTACGCACCGAAACATAGTCTGCGAGGGTGGCTGCATCCACGCCCAACTTGACCAGCGCCCCTCGCTCCCGTTCGATCCCCGCTGCCCGCTGGTCCGAGAGCTTGCGCGAAGCGTCTGCCCGCTGCTGCTCGGTGATGGCCATATCCTCCGCATACTTGACCATCTCGCCCGAACTCTTGCGCGCCGCCTCGGCGGCGGCCGCCGCCAGCCGGTAGGCCTCGCCGAGATCCTGGAATGTCTTCGCCTCGGCGAGCGGGATAGGGAACTTTCGTCCCCCCGGAGTCGGCTGCTCCAGGAGCTCTATCCATTGTCGCTGCTTCTCCATCTCCTTCCGCGCGGTCTCTGCTCTCTGCTCCGCCGCTTTGATGGCAGCCTTGCCCTCCTCCTTGACTGTGGCCAATGCCTCGCGCTTCTTCTCCAGAACCTCGCCCTCCAGGGAGGCCCGCACCCTCAACTCCGCGTTCCCCTTCTTGTCCAGGTCGAACAGGCGGGGCGTGATCTTGGCCATCTCATTGAGGATCCGCTGCCGCTCCTCTAGCAGTTCGTTGGCTTTCGTGCCCAATGCCGCGCTGGGTCCTGCGGGTCCGGCTGGCTGCTTCGCGAGCTCCGCATTCACCGCCTTGAGCTGTGCCAGCAAGTCGCCGAGCTGCTCTGCCTGCTTCTTCGTCTGCTCTGCCTGCTGCTTGGCCGCCGCGGCGGCCTTCTTCACGTGCTCGCTGTAGGTCGACCACGCGGTGTACAGCCCAATCACGGCCAGCACCGCCCAGCCGATCGGGCCCAGACTGGTCCACAGCGCCTTCATCTGTATCCCCGCCAGGCGGAGCGCCCCCCCCAGCCTGCCTGTCGCCAGCGTCATGGCGTTCGTTGCCACGAGCCCGGTGCGCATGGATCTGATCATGCCGAGTTGATAGGCCTGGAAGCTCATCTGCGCGGCCTTTGTCGCCTGGGTCGCCGCCGCCGCCTTGAGATTCCCGGCCATCCACAGAGCGATCAGCCCGATGCCTTCCTTGATGTGGGTGTTGTAGATGATGAATGCGCCCGCCAGCCCGAACACGGCCGCCCCGAGCAGCGTGGCGATGGCAATTGTGCTGCGCAGCGGCCCGGGGATCGCTTCGGTAAGCCGCACGAGCTGCGCCAGCGTCCAGCCGAATGCCTTCAGCACCGGCAGCCCCGATGCGCCGAACTGCACCAGCGCCGCCCGCGCGCCGTTGATCGCCTTCGCCCACTGCACCTGAAATGACTTGCTCTGCTCGGCGAAGGCCGATGCCGCCGCACCCGTGGCGTCCGCCATCGCAAGCACTTGCGCCGAGAACACGCGGCCTCCATCGGCGGCCAGGATCACGGCCCCGCGGAATGACCTGATCTCGGGGAACATCGCGTTCAACATCTCCACCGCGGAGCCACCCTTATCAGACAGCTCCTCCATGAACTCTGCGTCGGACTGCGCGGACTTGGCAAGCTCCGCCAGTTCCTCGCCACTCGTCCCGGCTGCGCGGGCGACCTCCCTCATTACTCCGCTCAGCCCCTTCGACGCCAGGGCCGCCGCGCTCATATCCACCCCGAGGGCCGCAGCTGCATCCTTTGCCTGCTTTGCCGGGCTGATGAAGCTCTGGATCACGCGGTTGAGGGAGGTGACGGCTTCGGCCGGCTGGAGACCGGCCAGGGTCAGCGTAGCTATCGCCGCGCCGACCTCCTCCAGCGGCACCTTCGCCTGGGCGGCCATAGCGGTGACTTCGCCGAGGTTCTGGGCCAGGTCGCCGTAAGTGACCACCCCCCGTTCGACCGTCTTAAAGAGGATGTCCTGGACATGGGCGGCCTCATCGGCGCTCATGCCGTAGGCATTGAGCACCCCGGTGACTGCTCGGGCCGCGGTTGCGGTGTCGGTCATGCCGGCGGTCGCCCCGATCGCCGCCGCCTCCAGGATCTTGAGGCCCTCGGCCCCGGCGAACCCGGATGATGCAATGTCGTAGAGGCCGCGGGCCAGAATCGCCGGCGCCTGGCCGGTCTTCCCCGCCAGTGCCAGCACCGACTTCGAGAGCGCCGCGAACTCGTCCTCGCTCGCCTTGAGGATCGAGTTCACGTTGCGCATCTGCGCCTCGAAGGCCGCCGCCTCCCGGGTCGCCACTATCATGCCGCTGGCCAGCGCGCCGCCCAGCCCCATCAGGATGGCGCTCGCCTTGAGCGCGCGCTCCCGGTGCTGTTCGATCAGCGTATTGGCGCGCTGCAGACCTGACCGGAAGTTGCTCAGGTCGAGGATGAGTTTGGCTTTGACTTCGCCGACTGTCATCTCGCCTTCAACCCCAGGGCCTTCGCCAGCTCACGAATGCCCCCACGATTGCGCTTCTGGCCGCCTGCTCGCCGTAGCTCATCCACCAGTCGGCGCATCGCCCGATAGCCTTCCCGGCCGCCCTGGGCGGCCGCGCTCATCACGTAGCCCAGCTCCACTGCCTGCGCGTCCCGCAGGGCGTGGCGGCGCCGGATGCGCTCTGCCATCACCACCGCCTGCCCAGGCGTCCACTTCTCGGCGATCTCCCCGGGCGAGCCGCCGTACTCGGACATCAGCAGGTCGAACAGGTCCGCCCAGTCCGGCGCTACGCCGCCGCCTTCGTCACCCGCACCATCTGCACGAGCTCGATGATCTCGCTGATCACTAAAGGGACCTGGTTGACCTCGATCATTGCCTTCACGATCTGCACGGCCCGCAGCGGAATCAGATGCTCCATCAGATAGGCCGGCTCCACACCGAACAGCTTGCCCAGCAGCTCCTCGATGGTGCCGGTTAGCGCGGGCACGAGCAGCGGGATGGACCGCTCCCATTGTGTGAGATCCAAGGTCGGGAACTCGGTGGCCACCCGTTCAAGCACCGCGCCGATCTCGGCAGAGACGCGCTTGATCTCGGCGAAGGTCAGCGGGCGGACCACTACTTCCCGATCGCCGATCAGGAACCGCCGCTCCTCCGGTAGCACCACCTGATCGCCCGGGGTCGGCTTGCGCCTGAAGAGTCCGATGAGGGCCGCAACTCGCATCTCGCCTCCTTTAAGTGCAGGCCGGGCGGGGCGGTAGGGCCTGTCCGCCCGGCCTCTAAGTCGCTGTCACGCTTCCAGGAACCGGTCAGCCGACTAGGCGGTGGTGAACTCCTCGAAGTAGCCGATGCGATCGCCGTACGCGCGGCTCGTGTCCTCGAGTGCTGTCACCTGCAGCGGCACCGCGGCCAGCCCGTCTTTGCCGAACGTGATCGAGCCGCTGAGCGCGATGTTGCACCGGTAGAAACCGAGCGCGCACTGCTTGCCCTCGACTCCCGGCGCGATCAGCAGGAGATCCCGATCCACGATGGTCTGCTGACCGCCGAAGGTGACGCGCCGCCGGCCGTCGCCCAGGTCCTGGAGCTCCGTGCCAAACAGGTCGGCGAGATTCTCCATGCTCGCCTCGGCGAGGGGCAGAGTGATCTCGTGCTCCTCCTCGCCCGGATAGGCCTTCACCGGCGCCCGAGAGTGCTGGGTGAAGATCTTGGTCATGTCCTGGCGGACGCTCCACGCCACCTCCTCGGCCAGGTCGCCGCAGTAGCGGCCATCGATGTAGACCTGGTCAATCGGTCCGACCACGACGCTGTCCGGATTGTCGGCCCCCGCGGTGTAGAAGTAGAGCGCACACGCCAGACTCTCATCCGGCGCCTCGTCTCCCGCATCCGCCACGCCCACATCCCAGAGCCCGCCCTCATCGAACTCGGTGGCGTGCAGGGTCAGGGTCAACTCGGTTGCGCTCACGTACGCGATGCGGCTGGCGCTGACCGCCGTCCAGGTCGTCTCGCCGTGTGGGCGCACGAACACGAGGCTCAAGCTGGGCGCATCCACGAACCCTGCGCCTACGATCGTCGCGCTGTCCGCAGCCTCGCCGAAGCGGGGCTTCACATCTGTGATAGTCGCCATGTGATCCTCCTCGAAGAAGTGGACGACCGCCTCGATGTAGCTAGTCGGGCTGCCGCCCTCGTACGCGCACACGCCGATGTCCTGCCACCCCTCCTCCCAGCCATCGGTGTTCTCACTGTCAATCGCGATGGTGAGCTCCGTGCTCGACACGTAGGTCACCCGCGAAGGGTCCACCTGCTGCCAGCTCTCACCGCTCAGGCGGAAGTAGATCTCCGTCTCTGACGGGCTTTCGCTGAAGTCGGTGCCCGCGATGGTCAGGCTGTCACCTGCCCGGGCATAGCCCGGAGCGATGCTGGTGATTTCGAGTGCCATATCGTCTGTCTCCTAGCCCTGCGGCCGCCGCAGGTCGAACACCAGATTGAACGAGGCGAGGTGGCAGGGCTGGTTGCCCGCCTGCTCCTCGCCGATATACGCAGGGCTGCCGGTCGCCTCCACGGTGAAGGCGTGCAGGGTCGCCATTGTCAGGCCGCCCTTGCGGGGTGGCTTGTTGAATACGCTATATGCCTTGGCGATCGCTCCATTGGGAGTCGTCGCCCGGGCCACTACCTGGATCGTCGGGTGTTCTCGCACCCCATATCGCTCCGGCGGGTAGCCGCCAGTCACGTGCAGGCTGATGCAGGCGGCGGGCGCGCTGGGGCGATGGACCTTGAAGATCGTCTGCATCACCGTGCCCTCTCCCTGGGCTTCCAGCCAGCTCGCGAACTCGTCTACCAGCAGGCTCACCGCAGCGCTCCTCGCAGATGGGCGTTCAGGTTGCCCTGGTAGCGGCCGGCCTGCCCCTTGAGGTTATCCTCGAGGTACTTGGCCTTGCCGCCCTTGGGGTGGTTGTAGTCCAGGCGCTCATGCTGGGCCAGGGCGTAGGGCTTGTTGAAGCCCACCTCG